GCATCCTCAACTATCCGACCGTGGGGACAACCAATTGATTACGAACCAGGAAACGGGGGCCTCGGCCCCCGTGTTCCGTCCGCTGGAAGTGAAGGTGACATCTTCATTTCCGGCAGAAGACGTGCTCGCCCGCAATGTGAAAAACAACATGGCCAAGAACTGGCCTCGGTTTCATGAGCGGTCGGATTATGGGGTCATGAAAAACAGGCCAGTTGCTATCTGTGCTGGCGGGCCTTCCTTGAAGCAGTTTCTTGGGAAAGTTTATGACGATTTTTCAGATGTGATGGTATGCGGTTCGGCTCATGATTTCGTGGTGGCAAGCGGGATTGACCCGACCTATTCAGTTCAACTGGATGGACATCCGGTCGCAGCCGAATTCTTCAATATGCATGTCCCCGGCATTCAATATCTGATGGCATCTCAATGCGACCCGATCATGTTCGAAGGGCTGGACCGCTCGCAGGTTTCCATGTGGCATTGCGCCGGGCCGACAAATAATTTCAATGAGCCGGCTATCGGCGGTGGATGCACAACCACGCTCCGCGCCATCAATCTCGCGATCATGCTCGGATATCATGATCTTCACATGTTCGGTTTTGATTCCTGTTTCGAGGATGTCACTGCGCAGCATGCCTATGAATACAAGGAGTGGGGTTCGAACCTCAGTCAATTCCTTGTCAATGTGGACGGCGGAAAGCCGTTCAAATCAAACGCGCTGTTTCTGGCGCAGGCGCAGCAATTCCAGGAGATGTGTAAGAATTTCGGGCACATGTTCGAGCCGCACGTTTACGGCGACGGGTTGATCGCCGAAATGATCAAAGTTGGATTGAAAAAAGGAGAGACGCATGAGTGATTTCGGGAGTATGGAGCAGCATTTCGATGCGCGAAACGGCGGCATTGTCGAGTTCGGCAACGATGCACGTCTGTTCGTCGAGTTCTACAGCCGTTCGGTTCGGGATGAAGTAGCATCCAAGGATCAGGGCCGCCCGGTCCACGCCCAAGTGGATTACGTTCGCATTCGTCAGCCAGGTGAGCGGGACGAGATCAACCGGCCGGCGCATGACGGAGACCGACGGCGGTTCGCTCGGCACTGGCAGGCGTACCAGGAAGGTAGGCAGGCCATGCCGGAGGGCACGCCGCTCTCCATCCTGTTCCCGAACAATCCCGAGATCGTCGAAAACCTCAAGTACGACAAGATTTTAGTGGTCGAGCAGCTCGCAGACCTGAACGACACCCAGATCGGCAATATCGGGCTTGGCGGCCGGCAGTTCGTGGACAAGGCAAAATCCTATCTGAAGGCAGCCAACAGCGGGCGCGGCTTTGCCCAGCTCTCCGCGAAGGTCGATCAGATGGAAGCCGCACGCGCCGCGGACCAGGAAAAGATCAAGGCGCTCGAAACGGCCTTGAGCGAAGCCACCAGGAAGCGCGGCGAGGCCGCCTAACAAGGAGATTGCGAAATGCCATCGTCTGGAGAAGTTATCGGTCTCGGCATGTCCCCAAAGCTTGCGGGTTTGGTGGGCAATCTTCCGTCCGCAAAAACCGGCGCTGGCACGACGCTTGGCGCCGCGACGGCGATCACGACCAACTTTACCGTTCTTACCACTGCGGGCGGTGCAGACGCTTTTATTTTGCCGGCCTCCCCAGCAGGTGCGGGGCCTTATATTGTGGCCAATCCAAGCGCCACGACAGCGCAAATATTCCCCCGCACTGGCGAAACTATCCAGGGCGGTTCAGCGAGCGCTGCGTTTAACGTCGCGCAGAACAAAACAGCGATGTTCTGGAAGACCAGTTCAACCGCATGGGTTGCCGTCCTCACCGCATAAGGGGCGATCATGGGAACGCCGCTCACGCTGCTGGAGATCGTTCAGACGGCATGTCAGGAGCTCGGACTGAACGCGCCGGCTACCGTCGTGGGTTCTCAGGACTTGCAGGTCATCCAACTGCTTGCCCTGGTGAACCGTGACGGCAACGAACTCTATCGCTCCAAGGACTGGACGGCGCTCAGCGGTGAACACATCGTCAATCTGGAAACGCCGATCACGGTGACCGGTGACGTGGCTGAGGGCTCTACCACGGTCAGCAACACCACGACGGCGGGAATCACGGCGGGCGCCTATTCGGTTGACGGGGCAGGGCAGCCTGCCGCCCAGCGTGTGCTTTCCATCACCGATGCGACCACGCTTGAACTGGAGATGGAATCGACGGCTACCGCGGTCGGGACCGATCTGATCTTTGCGCGGGACACCTACACCATCCCCTCCGACTTCGACCATTACATCTCGCATACGTGGTGGGACCGGACAAACCACTGGATGCTGGTTGGACCGCAGTCGCCGCAGTTCGATCAATGGCAGCGGTCTGGCATTGTCACGACCGGCCCAAGGCTTCGTTGGCGGCAGATCGGCGTGCGTCCGACTGTGTTTCGTCTGTGGCCGCCGCCGACCAGCGCCAGCACGCCAGACGCCTTGGTGTTCGAATACATCAACGACGGCTGGGTGATGCACATCGATGGCTCGTTCGGCAACAAGTTCACGGCCGACACGGATATCCCGTTGCTCAACGACCAGATGTTCATCCTCGGGGTGAAGTGGCGGCTGTGGCAGATCAAGGGCTTCAGCTACGGCGCATTGCAGCAGGAATGCCTCGATTTCGTGAACCGTGAAAAGGCGCGCGACGGCGGCATGCCAGACCTTCAGATGGGCCGGCGCAAGCAGCCTTACCTGATCACGACAGGCAACGTTCAAGACGGGAACTACCCGTCAAGCTAGAGGATTCACAGAGAGGTTCAAATCAGTCATCAGCGGTCTGGTAATTGTTCAAGCAACTAACTACCGGAGCGCAAAATGGCCAGACTTCCTCCCGGAGAACACCTCTATACGAGGTTCAAGGTCGACAAAGTTACAGGCTGCTGGAATTGGAAGGGAATGATGTTTTCAGGCGGGTACGGTCAGTTTAAAAATATGGAATTGAACGGGCGCACCCCCATGAACGCATCACGCGCATCATGGATAATCCATCATGGCCCGATCAACGATCCAAAAATCTTTGTCTGTCACCGCTGCGACAATCGTCGCTGTGTGAACCCAGACCATCTATTTTTGGGGACGCAGGCTGACAACATGCGGGATTGCGTTGAAAAGCAGCGCACGAACTGTGGCGAAGAACGTCCACAATCCAAGCTGACAGAGGCGGATGTGAGGAACATTCGTAAGGAACGACAGCGTGGCGACTCTTGGAGAGTTTTGGCTGTCCGGTACGGCGTTGCTATGAATTGCATCATTTCAGCAGCCACTGGAAAAACTTGGTCCCATGTTGACGAGCCGATCCCTACCTATGTCGGAAAGCCCGGGAAACCGATCCAATAATGCGCCTTACCGCACTCATGGAAAACCGCAATGCCGTCGGCAAGCTCGGCGGGCAGCAGGTTGCGTCAGGCGCATCCCAGCCGGCGCCGATCGAAGGCTGGGACGCGGTGTCTCCAATTGCGTCGATGTCGCCAAAGCGCGCGGTGAGGCTGGACAACTGGTTTCCGCAGCCGGACTGGATAGAGGTCCGCAAGGGACATATCATTCATGCGCCCTGCACGGCAGAGCCTGTCGAAACGCTGGCAACCTATAACGGCGTCTCGGTTCGAACCATGTTCGCGGCCTCCGGGGACTCGATTTACGATGTGACCTCAAATGCAGCCGGGACGCTGGTAGCGACCGGCTTTGCCAATGCCCGATGGCAGTATGTGAATTTCGCCACCACGGGCGGAAACTTCCTCTACATGGTGAACGGGGCCGACGACCCGCATTACTACGATGGGCATCCCGGCCATTTCCATGCGGCTGTCATCACCGGGATAACCGCGTCCGATATCATTGGCGTGAATGCCTTCAAGAACCGCCTCTGGTTTACGCTGATAGACTCCTCGGACGTGGCTTATTTGCCGGTGGATTCGATCCAGGGGGCGGCGAGCATCTTCCCCCTCGGCGGGCTCTTCACCAAGGGCGGCTATTTGATGGCCATGGGAACGTGGTCGATCGATGCCGGCAACGGCCCTGACGATTACGCCGTGTTCATGTCATCGATGGGACAATGCGCGATCTATCAGGGCACGGACCCCTCGTCGGCGAACACATGGGCGCTGGTCGGCGTGTTCGACATGGGCGCCCCGATCGGACGACGCTGTTTGACGCGGGTGGGCGCGGATATCGCGCTGATCTGCATCGACGGCGTTATCCCGCTTTCCAAGGCGATGATCTTCGAGCGCGCAGCGGTGGTGAAGGTTTCCCTGACCGAGCGCATTCAGCGGGTGATGAACCAGTCGGCGCGGCTCTACCGGGACCATTTCGGTTGGCAGTTGATTTCCTATCCCCGGGGGACAAGAGCAATCCTGAACGTTCCAATCGAAGAAAACGCCGACCAGGTGCAGTACGTCATGAACACGCTCTCCGGGGCCTGGTGCCGATTTATCGGCATGCCAGCGAACTGCTGGGAATTGCTCAACGAGGATCTATATTTCGGAGGCAATGACGGGGTTGTCTACAAAGCCGACACGTCTGGAACGGACGCTGCCAATGTGCTGAGCGCCGACATGATGACGGCATATAATTATTACGGCATGCGCGGCAACCAGAAGCGCTGGAC